GAAAGCGATGGTGTTCATCAACTCCATACGGCGAATTTCTGGATTAGAAATACTCGCCATCACCTTATCAATCAGGTCGATGCGCTCACCGGTTTCAATATTTTCTAACTGGCAGCTTTTGAGATATTCCAAATTAGACTGGCGACGGGCGAACACTTCGCGGATAGCCTGCTTACTGGCATAAGAAGACGCTGACTTATCACGGCTAACATTACCGACAGCAATCAATAACGCTTCCCGCCAGCGGGTGCGCTGTGCTTTGAGTTTGCGCTCCCACCATTCAGGATTAACCAGACGTGACAGGCTGGCGATAGCAGAGGTGATATCTAACCGGCCTTTCAGATATTTGCGCCAGTGCATCGGAGTGATATTAAAAGCGCGCGCCATTCTGGCAAGATCGCCGTAAATACGAACCTGTATATCGGTCTGCAATAAAACGGCCCTGTCACCCTGATTAGCCTTAATGCATTCATCACAATGATGGTTGTACGCCACCATTAGCTCATCACCGATTTTGCGGGCAAAGCGGCGCAGCTCTTTATCATGCATTCCCGCGAGGCTGGCATAGGTTGGGGCATCAGTGGAAAAGCTCATTGATGCACTGAGGCGCATAACATTTTTGCTATTGACCACCTGAATACGCGGCCAGATACGCTGGTCAAAAACAAACACCAGCCATTTATTAGCGTCGTTTAACCCTTTATTGGCTAACAGGTATTGATAGCGAGAAATAAACTGGCTACGCAGGAAGTGGGGCAGATTATTGATATTGGCTAAAACAGCTTGCCCCTGTATCAGTTGTTCACGGGTAAGCGGTCTTTGAATGCCGGGCAAAGTTTCGCGCGGTTTGCTGCCGGGGTAGGTATAGGCAGGAACAGCAGCGCCGCTGCCCGGATAAGGCAACGGCGGAGTTGGGGTAATACGGCCACGGATAGAGATACTCACTCCTCACCTGCACCATGCTCTATAGCCATAATTACAGCCCATTAACTTTTAATGTAAGACACAAAATAACCAAGCCAGCCCCGCATATAGCTGGCAACATGATGTGAAAGAAAATCCAAAGACTTAATTTCATTATTTCACCTTGGTAATAAGTCAGGAGAGTGAAAATCTTTAAATCCTTTTTCACATAATTCAGCAAGGCGTTTAGTTTCCTCAACCAGTGCCGAAATAGAATTAATGCCTGAACGATAAATACGATGATGAATTAAATCACTTACCAAACTAACTCTTGTCGGATAGTGAGCAATTACGGCTAACACCCTTTCATTTTCTTTAGTGAATTTAATCTCGTGAAGAACGAGCTTTGGAATGCGATTTAGAGTTCGGGTTGGCTCACGCAAAGTAATTGCGTAACGAGCATCAATGATAATCTCGTCAGTCATCAGTGTTGCGCCTGCGCTTGGTTGAGTATTCCCTCTGCTACTTGGTTAAGCAGCTCCGCCGCTTCTACGCCGTTCAGCTCTCGGTTTAGAATTTGATTAGCAATTTCATCTAGACGAAATGAAACTAGCGCGGCCTGATTTTTTCTTTCATCCATGCGCGCTTCATTAAGCATTAGTTCCATTGATTCCACTGACATCATTGTAACTGTGCGCTCACTGCCCGACTTGGCAGGGTCTACACCCATCCATATTTTTTGTGCTGAATTTTGCATAGATAATTCCTGTTTTTAGGCAATACGAAACCCGGCGAGTAGAACGCCATATATTGCGACTTTGGTTAATTAGTAATATTTAGTGTGCAGTCATCATTACTAATAAATGGTGGTAACGAACGAGTAAATTCAATCAAGTAATTTAACGCTTTAACAACAGACTCTCTTTCTGCCAGTGTTAACTCTGAAAACTGCATATTCACATGACGATTTTTTAAACCAGCATGAAAACAAATTGTTTTACGCAAATGCGCAGGCGATTTATCAAAAGCCTCTTGAGCAAGATTTTTTCTATGGCGTAAATACTTTTCTTTAAATTCAGTAATTGCGGCAATGCCCGTCATTCTTAATTTTTCAGATTCAGCTAATTGCAACATATAGCCTCCAATTAACGCCCGAATAAACGGCGTAATATTGGTGTCTTCTTTGCAGAGGACAATTCTTGTAAAAGCGCCTTTTGATTACTTCCCGGCTTCCAGCGCTGGCCGTTCTTCAACTCCAGCACACCGTTACCGAAATGGCGCAGGTTTACCGGGCTTTGCTGTTTTAACAATGGGGCAATAGAAATAATCATAAAGACACCTCAGCTCAAACCGGCGACAGCACTCAATCCGCTAATAACATCAACGGTTGAAGCAAGCGCAGGGGTTGACTGAATGCGACATTGCACTGTCAGGCCAATCAGTGACAGGTGGCGAATCGCAGTATTGACGGTATCCAGCAGAGAGGATTTGCGGGAAGCGGTCTTATGGTCGCCTTGAACGGCGGCAGCGGCAATCAAGCCAACAGCAGCAGTAGCATGTAACGCATAAGTTGGGATATTACCGGCACAGGCTTCATTGACTGGCACCGATGGCATGCAATTGATTTGGGCCAACATGGCATCAATCAAGCTGGCGTCTTCTGTTGCATCTGTGACCGCAAGCAACTCAGTAACAGTAAGCTGGTGCGGTTGCTCCGGGTTGAGCTTGTTCCGTAACGTTTGCGCATTCATATCCAACTGTTTCGCCAACTGCGTCAGATTATGGCGCGTTGGAAACTGGCGGCATGCATTGTCAAAGTGCGGATGTTTAGAAACAGAAAAATCAAACATGGTTAGAGTCACCCTAAAGATTCAGAATGAATTAAACAGAAAGCGAAATGTTGCACCCAGAAAGGGCCTGTACGATTAACTTGGCCATGTTGACTTCAACTGCGGCCTTTGGCTTATCACCTTTCGGTTTTATTGGTAATCGGCCATCAGCAACCATGTCTCTTGCTGTTTCAATTGATAAGGAATGTAAACGACAATACTCAGCAAGGGGCAAATAAGGCGTAGGGATGACGATTGTAATGTTTGGTCTCATGGGGCATGATCTCCGGTTAAGTTAAGCTCACTAATATTCACCAATATTCACTAATGGTTAAGTCTCAAACCGGAGATTACTTAACTAATCGTGAATAGTCAACGTGGAATCATCGAAATGTTAAGTGTAAATTTTGAAACAGGTGGGGGGGAAGTCCTCGACAGGATCATTGAAGCGTATGGTTTCACATCAAAAATTGACTATTGCAATCATCTAAATGTTTCTGCTAGTAGCTTATCTATGCGCTACAAGCGCAACATTTTTCCATCAGACTTAGCTATCAGGTGCATAGCTGAGACTGGTGTCAATTTGGAATGGCTTGTTACTGGGGCGGGTAGAAAATTTGATGATGGACAGTTAGATATTTTCAAAATACCTAAAAAGAAACTGATTGATGGGCAACTATTTGATGCTAACTACTTAATGTTTGATAAGGCTTTTTTTCTTCCATCTCAACCACAGATGAAAGAGCCACAAGTAATCCTTGATGGTGAAATCCAATATATCGCTGACTGTAAATTTGCAGAAGTGTACGACGGTAAATGGCTAGTAGATATTGAGGGAAAAATCAGCATTCGCGACTTAACTCGTATCCCGATTCGGAGAGTTAGAGTTAGTGGTGTTGGCATGGCGTTTGACTGCGAGTTAGATGATATAAAAGTATTAGCCCGTATCGTAATGACTTGCTCTTAAAACCAGAAATTTAAAGGATTCAAGCATGATTAATTCTAAAATCCCTGAATCTAAAGAGTTAGGTGTGCAATGGCTGTAACAAAACTCGCTACGGGGAAATGGCAAGTACAGTGTTTCCCTAATGGACGGGATGGGCGACGAATACGAAAACAATTCTCGACTAAAGGGGAAGCGTTAGCGTATGAGCGCCATGTCAAAGATGAAGCCGAACAAAAACCGTGGTTGGGCGACAAGCAGGACAAGCGAACTGTTTCTGATTTAGTTGATACATGGCATAGAGCACATGGCGTCACATTAGAAGACGGTGATAGAAGAAAAGATGCAATGACCTATGCCTATGAGTCTATGGGTAAACCTTTAGCGACTGAGTTCAACGCCAAGCTGTTCTCTCAGTATAGAGAGAAACGTTTAAGCGGAGAATTGCAGCGTAATACACGGGTAAAAAAAGTTAGTCCACGCACTGTCAATCTTGAGCTGGCTTATTTCAGAGCCATGTTTAATGAGTTAATTCGACTGGATGAGTGGAAAGCTGAACACCCTTTAAAAAATGTTCGCCCCTATAGAACAGATGAGAGTGAAATGGCGTTTCTTCGGTTAGAAGAAATTGACACCCTCTTGAAAGAATGCGCTAACAGTAGCGCCAGCGATTTATTGACCGTGGTTAAAATCTGCTTAGCAACCGGGGCCAGATGGTCTGAGGCTGAATCATTATCACTGTCTCAAATAACTAAAGACCGGATCACATTCATTAAAACTAAAGGCAAGAAAAACAGAACAATCCCGGTTAGCGAAGAATTAATAAAATCAATCCCTAAAAAAGAGTCTGGCGAACCGCTTTTCGTATCCTGCTATTCAGCTTTTAGAACTGCATTAAAACGGGCAAAAATTAACTTACCGGCTGGTCAACTATCCCATGTGTTACGGCATACTTTTGCCAGCCATTTCATGATGGCGGGCGGTAATATTTTGGTACTACAAAGAATACTGGGACATACCGATATAAAGATGACAATGCGTTACTCCCATTTTTCACCAAACCACCTCAACGAAGCTATAGATTTCAATCCGCTGAATCTGATAGAGATTGGCAGCAAAATGGCAGCAGAGGAAAGTAACCCTCACTAATATTCACCAACATTCACTATGTAAGTTATTGATAGCGTTGTAACTCATTGATTTTAAAGGCCCACGCACTGGACTCATAATCGCTTGGTCACTGGTTCAAGTCCAGTAGGGGCCACCAAATAAAACAAGGAGTTAGATGAGAAATCGTCTGACTCCTTTTTATTTGGTTTGAATACGTGATTACGCTACCCAAGATAGTAATCGCAAAAAGGGGGGTAGTTCTCACCAACACCCCAAACGTCAAAGAAGAAAATAAGAT